AACGGAAGGGTTGAATGTAAGAATAAATTTAACTACCTTATAGACGGTGATGACGCTATCCCAATCAATATCTACATTGGTGTTGACCTTGCGGCGACTGCCTCAGAGACTTCTGACTATCAAGTCATACTGGTCATGGGCATTGATTCCAGCAACAATAGATATGTACTGGAGTATTTTCGTGAGCGTATACCAACATTCGATGTTCCCAAGGAGATTATCAGACTTGCGAACAAATATGCACCAGTACGCCGTGTCACGATTGAAACAGTTGCGGCACAGGAGATGGTTCGGGATATGGTTACGAGACTTTCCGCAAAAGAGAAAAGACTTCTTCCCGGCATATTTAAAGGCGTTAAGCCTCCATCTAGAATCAAAAAAGAAGATAGGCTGGAAACCAGTCTCGGCCCTATTGTTAATTCTAAGAAGCTGTATCTACAAAGAGAAATGACAGAACTGGTAGATGAGTTCTTTGAACACCCAAAGCCTAGAAACGATGATGTGATGGATGCATTGTACTATGCAGACTACTTTGCAAAACCACCAAAAAGCTCTAGAACCAAACGGGAAAGCCTGTTAAATGAACAGGAAACACCAACCAAACGCATGGTAAAAAAGACCTATAGCTGGATGACGGGTGCACGAGTTTAAATCTGTTGCAACATTTATCATTTTATAGCTAACATAGCCTAGTAAAATATTCATGCCAAGATATTCAAGAAGATCAAAGGAAAGACTAGCAACATGCGATCAGCGGTTGCAAGACGTGTTTAATGAAGTGATTAAGCATGTGGATTGTTCTATCTTGGAGGGATATAGAAACAAGGAAAGGCAAAACAAACTATATGATGAAAAGCGTACTAAGGTCAAGTATCCTAATGGCAGGCATAACTCTAACCCTTCTAAAGCCGTTGACGTTACCCCTTATCCTGTGGATTGGGAAGACAGGGAGCGACAAACCCTCTTTGCTGGGTTCGTTATTGGCATTGCTAGGGGCATGGGCCATAAGATAAGATGGGGCGGTAATTGGGATATGTATGAAGAGAAAGGGAGATGGGAAGTAAAAGATAACAGATTTGATGATTTTCCACACTTTGAGATAAAAGAATAATGCCCGGAACTACAGATACAGTAAAAGCAGTACTAACCCCCGGAGAGTTTGTGATCCGTAAAGAGGCAGTAGACATGATAGGAGCACCCATGCTGAATATGATAAACAACATGCCAGAAAAAGGCGGTCACTCAAACATAGATAGTCTTATAGAAAAGGCCACAATGGCAAACATGAAAGGAATGTATGGTGGTGGTATGGTTCAAGCTGGGCCAAAGCCAATGGGTACTGGAGGAATGGTAGATGCTTATCGTGGTGGTGGTATGGTCATGGATCAATATGGTCATGGTGGTAAAGTAAAAAAGAATTTAAAACCAGTCCCTCAAAACAATCCCGGTTTAGGAAAACTACCAGAGGCGGTTAGAAACAAGATGGGTTATATGCAAGAAGGTGGAGAGGTTCAAGACAACACAGCAACAAATATAATGAATTTACTTGCACTAAATGATATGGTTGAAAGAGCCCCTCAGTATTCAATGTTTGATGCAGATTCTCGTGGCGGTGTTCTTTCAGAAGAAGACATTCTTGGGATATCTGAAGGTAATTTTATACCAGCCGCTGGTGTATTAAGCAAGGGATATGCTGGAATTTTTGGTTCTGGGGATGTTCCATTATCTAAAATAAAAAAATTATTAATGTCTGATAAGTTTAATCGAGGCGGAAAAGGAAGTATGCTTAGGCAATTATCAAAGCAAAGTCCAACTATGTCAGATTTTGTGAGAAATGTGTCTAGAAATGAAGAACTTGCAGATAAATACGCTAGAAGATTAATTAAAGAAGCTAGGGATGTATATAAAAAATCATATCAAGAAGGTGGAAAAGTGCAGGATTCTTTGATGGAAATGATGTACGGTGGCATGGCGAATAAAAAGAAGAAAGGCTATCAGCAAGGTGGGATGATAGGCCCGCCATTACCACCAGAAATGATGGGGCAGGCAATGAATCGGCAACTAAGTGATAGCATTGACATGAGGATGCAAAATCCACAGGCGGGTGAGATTGGAATAGCTCGTAATCAAGCTATGGCTTTACAGGATAGTATTAATATGAATACTGTAGACAGTGCTAGGAAGTCATTGCAGTTGTTGAAGTTGCAATCTTTGTTAAGTGAGGGTGGAGACACGCTAAACTTTGAAGGTTCTATGATGCCTCCTAATCAAGACATGGAAAATGCAAGGGCTAGAGACTTATTAGAGTTTTTAAAAATGCAAACAATGCAAAGAGGTATGGGTTCAGTAAGGCAAGGCATGGGAGACGAACCAATGAGAGCTCTTAGATAATGGATAAAGACCCTAGAGCTTCCTATAACGAAGAACTATATCGCCAATGGCGTGATTCAAGATCTGATTGGGACACAGAGGCCCGTAAGGATATTGACTTCTATCTTGGGAATCATTTTAGTCAAGATGAATCTGATGAGTTGTCTCAGAGAAATCAGGCAGACATACCAATGGATAGGATTTCTGCCGCTATTGAAAAATTTAAAGCAGTACTAACATCCAGACCACCAGCGTTTACTATAACTCCTAGAGAAGACTCCGATGTACAGGTTGCTACATTGTGGAGGACGGTTATGGGTTATGTGTGGCAAAACTCAGATGGTGACTGGCAGATGAAACAGGCAATACAGGATTATGCTACTACCGGCATGGGGTATCTGTATGCCTACATTGACTCAGAATCAGATTTCGGTAGAGGTGACGTTAAGTTCACTTATGTTGACCCGTTTAGAGTGTACGCATCTCCCAGCTCTAGAGATCGTTGGTTTGGCGATTCGGATGGCATTATCCTTTCCACCATCCTAACGGGGGAACAAGCCGTCAACCTCTACCCTGAATTAGCAGATAAGCAAGACCCGCTTACTGGAGAGACCATACCGGGACTAATAAATGACATTTCTGGGTTTACTTATGATGAAGAGGATTATCCAGCATCGCAAAATAAAAACTCAATGGTGGTGTTTACACCAGCAGATGTAAAAGATAAAGACTACTATCAAGTAAAAAAGTATCAGGTATTAGAAAGATTTTATAAAGTCAAGGTTCCTTACTACAGGGTCATTGACATGCAGACACAGGATGAAGATATTCTGTCTCAAGAAGAGTACGCCAAGTTCTATCAGGAAAACACAGAAGCATTTGAGATTGGTGCATTTACAGCTATAGAAGTATTACAGACTAGAGTGAAGGTATGTGCATCAATGGGAGAAGTTGTGCTGTATGAACAAATTTTAAATACAGATGAGTATCCGATCATACCACTTCCAAATATTTGGACTGGTACTCCATATCCAAAGTCTGATGTATCTAGGGCTAGACCAATGCAAAGACTTCTAAACAAGTTGTGGTCTTTGGCACTGTCTCATGCACAGGCATCGGCAGGGTTAAAGCTTTTAGTACCTTTGGGTAGTGTGGACGACATAGATCAACTTGAAAAAGACTGGGCTAACCCGAACGCAGTCATTGAAGTGGATTCATCCCAAGGCGAACCGCACTACCCTGCTCCTCAACCGCTTGCTGGTGAGTTTTACAGATTGATACAGCAGTCAGAGTTTTATATAGATTTTATTTTTGGTTTACCAGAAATGATGCATGGATTTGCAGAAAAAGCTCCAGAGACCATGAGAGCTACAGAAAGGATGATAGCATTGGGTAGCGAAAGACCGAAGTCTAAACTCCGAGACATAGAGTTCAGTATTAATAAACTGGGTAAGGTTTTGTATAACCTGTCCAAAGGTCACTATACCTACAAAAAGATTTTTAGACTGGCACAGCCAAATAACAACATCACAGAGGTTATGGCAAACTTCTATACAGATGTATCTCAGGCAATCTTAGACCTGAAGAAAGAAAGACACATGCTAGATCAGCACGATGTAAGAATTGAACCGGGTTCAACAATGCCATCCAGTAAATATGCAGAACTTGCCGTATATCTAGAGGCGTTCCAAATGGGCATTGTAGACCGTTATGAAGTATTAAAGAAGAATCCTGAGCTATTTGACAAGGAAGGCATTATGAGAAGGACGGAAGAGAAGCAGTTGATGCAACAGCAGATACAGGCAATGGAAGCTCAGATAAAGAATTTGCAAGGTGACTTGCAGACAGCCCAAAGAGAATCTGTCAGCGATAGAAAGAGAGTCGAAGTTGAGAAGTTCAAGTCACGCTTGAGCGAAATCAATTCCGAGTCTAAGGCTGATAGAAGGGTACAACGTGGAAAACTAGAAAACGAGGTGAAGCTTGAGGTGGAGAAATTGGCTAACAATCTCAAAGATGTACAGAGAAAAGTCAGTTCTGCTCCAGAAGCCTAAAGACATCTAAGGAGAAACTATGTCAACACTAGAACAACAGGAAGTGAATATCCCAGCCGAACAGCCCGGTGCTAATAGTACTTTTGAAGAGGATATCATCAATCAGCAGGCAGGCCCACAGCTTGTCGCTGAAGAACAAGAACCAGCACAGGAAGAAGTTCCTGCTGTAGATTATGAAGCTGAGGCTAAAAAGTTTCAGTCTATGTATGATCGGTCACAGGCCGAAAATGCTAAACTGCAACAAGGTGCTCAGATACTACAGCTACTAGAACAGAGACCTGATTTAGTTCAGGTTCTTGAAGATGGTATAGCCGGAAACAGAACACAACAGCAACCAGAGCAAACAGTAGGTAAGGATGATTTCAATCCTTGGGATGCGTTTACAGATGAAAACTCTGAGTCAGGACGGTACGTTAATAGCAAGATAGAAAATATGGTACAACAGAGATTGCAATCTGCGTTATCCCAACAACAGCAACAGATACAAGCTGAAATGCAAATGCAAAACACTGTGAATGAACTGAGAGGAACTTATAAAATGTCCGACGATGACATTCAAGAGTTTTTGCAGTTTACGACACAGCCTAAAGAGAGAGTAGGTTTGAACAATCTAGTCAAGCTTTGGCAGATGCAGAGCGGTAAATCCGTTGCTAATAATGATACAATGGAAGCGGTAACTGCGGCACAGCAGGCTCCTCGCACAGCGGGAGTTCTCCAAGGAGAGCCACCAATGCCTAAAAAGAATGATACAGACAATATGTTTGATTCAATCATGGCAACTGGGAACTCTGGAAGATTACCGTGATTAATAATAACCACATAACACAAAGGTAACAAAATGGCAATATCATACAATTCTGGAGTATTAAAATCCAGTGATATTACTGCTACTACCTCTGATGCTAGTGTAGGTCAAAGACCGGATAGAAGACGAATATTTAATTTCGGCGACAGAGTTGCCGAGTTGGCTCCTGAGGAGTCTCCATTTTTCGTCTATCTAAATCAGGTTGCTAAAGCACCTACCGATGACCCAGTGTTCCGTTATTTAGAAAATCGTAACCGAATTAGCTTTACAGACCGCTCTTTTAAGATTAAAGGTGCTGTCGGCTCGGTTTCCGCAGGTTCTTCGTATTCATTTACTGTTGATACTGCTGGTGGAGCCGCTGTCGAATACCTAGTAAAAGGTATGGTTTTTGCTGTTGGTACGGTTGATTCAACGGCAGGATACGGTCAGGCATTAGTTAGAGTAGAGTCAGGAGTAAGTCATGCAAGTTCTGATTCATCATTTACTGGTAAAGTAATTGATGTGTCTGCTGTCAGTGGAAGTGATTCCATAGCTAACGATGACGTAGCTCAAATCATAGGTTCATCCTATGAAGAAGGTTCTGGTTCCCCAGACGTATTCTCTTCTGAACTAGAAGATGACTTTGGGTACACCCAGATTTTTAAAACAGCGGCAGAAATGACCAACACTGCTTATGCAACTCGCTATCGTGGGTATGCTGAAGAGTGGAATCGTATCTGGGCTACCAAACTACGTGAGCACAAAATTGACATTGAAAGGGCTATGCTCTTCGGTCAAAGAGCTCGTGTAAGCGGTATCCAGTACACAGAAGGTCTAGTCGGTCACATCGTAAAGAATGTGTCACCAGTTGTGGACGATTCTGCACTTTCCTATTCTTCTGGAAGTGCATATCATCGTAGTGTTGCACAGGCTGAATTAACATACGATAGATTGCTTAGCGATCTTGAAGTGATATTTGATCCAGCTAGGGGTGGAATGGCAGAAAAGCTAGTACTATGTAGTTTACCAGTCATTACATTCTTTAACAAATTAGGTGACGGTGCGTTTCTTGATGCATCTATTGGTCATTCCAATGGCCCATTCAGACTAAACATGGACTCAAGAGAAGGTGCTTTTGGACATTCCGTTATGGTAATTGATACCATTCATGGAAAGTTAAACCTTGTCAAAGAGCCATTGTTTAGAGGAATCGCATCTGGGTTTATGCTCATGGCTGATATGACACAACTTGCTTATCGTCCATTAATCGGTAACGGTATCAATCGTGACACTCAAGTTATGACTAACGTACAGGCGGCTGATGAGGATTTAAGGAAAGATATGATCTTAACCGAAGCTGGTTTAGAGATTACTCTTCCTGAATCACACGCACTGTTCAACCTAGAAGGAGTCTAAGATGAGAAGTGATTTTCTTAATGAAAGTAGCGGTTCAACTTTTGGCTTAAAGAAAAAGGTTGAAAGAATCGTAGCGGCTAGAACATTAACAAATGATGATAGTGGCAAGGTCTTCTTATGTGATTCTGCTGGTGGAGCTTATTCAATTACTCTACCAACAACATCTACTGGTGAAGATGGTGTTTACTATAAGTTCATTGTTGAGGAAGAAACTCCTACTGGAGATATTACAATAGCGGCTGGAAGTGCTATCATTAGCTTGGTGCAGAAAGATGCAGGAGGCGATGCGGCTAATTCAACAGCAGGAACTCAGGTTTCTAATGTTATATTGGACACAACAGCACAAAAAGGTGATTACGTAGAGCTTATGTTTATAGGCGGTGAATACGTAGGAAGCTCAATGTCTGGTATCAACAATGGTATTCAAACATCTTAATCCGAATACATAAGGATAGCAGTAATAGGTACTGTGAGGGCTGTCAAAAAAAGGCGGCCCTCGAAACCTAAAAGGATTGATTATGAAAAAATGTATACATTGCAATAAAGACAACAAAGAAGGCTGGTTCTACTGCAAGTCTTGCGGTAAACAAGCATCTGAAAGTAAGTTCACTACGAATATGTGGATGACTTCTGACTTAGGTAAGAGAACGGATGTTGAGTTTTCTACTCAAAGTATGAGTGACAATGTAAAAAGCATGAGGAAAAATTTAGGTTATGCCAGCTAAAAAGAAAAAGAGAAGAGACCCAAAGCTTGTACGGGCTGGAGTAAGTGGATATAACAAACCAAAACGCACTCCAAATCACCCAAAGAAGTCACATGTAGTGGTTGCTAAGGTTGGAAGCACAACAAAATTAATTAGATTTGGACAGCAGGGAGTAAGAGGTGCTGGCAAAAATCCAAAGAGTAAAAAAGACAAAGCAAGACGTAAATCATATTATGCAAGACATAATGCACAAGACTCTAAGCCTAGTAAACTATCAGCAAGGTATTGGAGTCATAAGGTGAAATGGTAATGAATAAAAAAGTAAAAGCACCTGCTGGTTATCATTGGATGAAAGCTGGTGCTGGTTATAAATTAATGAAAAACCCTAGGGGTGGATACAAGCCACACAAAGGTGCAAGTTTAACTGCCAGTTTTAAAGTTCAAATGACACACTCCAAAAGTAAAAAGAAATAGTGGCAACAGCAAAAAAAAGAGATCCAGCCAAGTGGGCAAGAGCAAAGGCTAAGGCTAAAAGAAAA